ATATGTTCTACTCTTTCTGCAGAACTCATTCTCATCAAATTAAAAGCATCACCATAAACTTCTTGTTGAAGTTTATTAATTTCTTCAAGTTCTTCCTTTATAATTTCAGAATCAAAAAAATTACTCATTTACAATATTCCTCAAGATTTTTTTATATTGAACCACATTAATATTTAGGAAAGGTATATACTTTTTAATCTTTAAACTGACGGTTTCCCACACAGGATCAGTAAGTTTTTTATCAAAATTTTTTACGAAAGAAAAGACCTTTTCCAATATCGTAAGCGTTTCTAACGAGATCTCCCCACCCAGATATTTTTTCAATACTGGAGGATGGCCTTTCGAGCAATCGAATACTTCTTTCAAGTTGATGTCCGATAGCAATTCGTTGCTTTGTTCTTTGAACAAGTAAGTCAAACTCTGTTTTCTTTTCATCCATTGCGAATAGTTCCTTTCTCCTGAATTAATAATTTCACCAATCCATAAGTTTTGTGGATTGTCAGTGGATACAAAATTTGCTAAAAGAAAGTTTAGCACTTCTTGATCAGAATATTTTCTAGAAGTTTTCTCAAACCAATACTTATCCTTTCGTTTATTAAAGGCAGACATTGTAGCCCTTGACTTACCACCATATTTTATAAAGTCATACTTAGGATTAGTAAAATGACTTTTCATTGATAGATAAGTTTGATATGTTTCAAATGGTGTCACTTTCATTTAGAAATAAAATGCGTCATTAAATGAATTATCATTAATAGATTGTTCTACTTTCATTATCTCAGTTTTTTCAGTTTCTTTCCAAGTTAAATTATCATTATATTGAATATTATGAGTATATGTATTAGATATGTAATATGGATTTTGAATTTTTGGATTATTAAAATAAAATTTACTATAAGGAATTCCATCCCTTATTCCATGTTCATAAACAGGAACTGATATTCTATACTCAATAAATGTTTCTTGGTATGGAGGAAGGGGTGGTAAAGGATAATGATACATTTTAATTTTAGTTATTGAGGTTGATATTATGGAAAAGAGTTACAGCATATCTACCATAACCATCATAATAATCAGAATTATCTATCTCAACTTCTTTTACTCCATGTTTAACCCAACCAGGAATTAATATAGCCGAATTATGATCACAATTATATTCATAATCATAATCAGGAAAAAATAACTCTCCACCAGTAAATTTTTTAGGTTTTTTGTGAAAATATGAAAATAATAACCAACTATATGAAGTATCTCTATGAGGTTTATAATATTCACCATCATGATAATATCTTACCTTAGTCGTAGATTGATTCCAATCTACAAATCCACTACAACAATCATGAATTTTTGAAAATTTCTCAATATAATCATTAAAATATTCTTTATCATCTTGATTAATTCTTACTATATTAGAAATAACTCCTATCGCATTAGGATTATAAAGATCATTTAATACAATTGCATGAGAATTTGTCTTTCCTACAACTCCACCAAAACCTTCTGCCTCAAGTAATTTACCAGGATATGTATAAAATTCCAGTTCTTTCCATATAAGTTCTAACTCTTTTTCATCATAAAGATTATTAATAATTAAATGTGGAAATGGTTCTTTATATACTTTACAATTATCAATCATAAAGGCAATTTTGCCCTTGATGTTTTTTTCATAAAATTAAGATTTATAGCATCATATTTTAACCTTTCCTTTAAAGGTTTAGATATTAATTTTGTAATAGAATCAACTTCAATATCGTTCATTTCACAATACTGACAAATTGCATCTATATAATTAAGTTTTTCTTCAGCAACAATAGTTTCTATTTCTAAAGCAAATTTTGATGGAGTTAAGAACTTCTTCTCCATCACTTTTTCTAATTCTTTATTTGGTTCCATAGAGCTCCAGTTTATCGTTAATAAATTTTGTAATATATTGTTGGAGCAATCTGATGTACTTTGCTTTGTCGTATTCTTCATAAACTTCACATTCTCCATTTTCACAGGCCATAATAATTACAAGTTTTTTGATGGGTATACCCTTCATTTCGTATAACATACATCCATATGCCATACACTGCACAAAATAATGTTCTATCCAATTTCTTGGTTTAGGTTTTTTTGATGTTTTAAAATCTATTATCGCTAACTCACCGTTATATTCAGCAATACAATCGACGGTTCCAGCAACACCTAATTCTTTACTATATAGAGGACCTTCAAGAGCATAGATATTATCTATTTTATTAAGTTCACTCTTAGCAATTTTAAATAAAAAGTCTGAAATAGGACGTACTTCAGGTAGATTTTCATTCTTTAGATAATGTTCTGTAAGAGTATGCATATCAGTCCCACGACCAGTAGCCGCTTTAGTGATACGATCTGCCTCTTCATTACCAACTTTCTTTCTCCATTTAACAAAGATTTCTTTATTAAAGTGACTAGTTACCGAAGTAATAGAAACCATTTTAACAAGATCATCTTCATCAGGAATTTTATAATAACGAACTCCATCTACATGCTCTCTTTCAAGAGATTGTAGATTCAAATCAACATGATTAAACATCAAATACCTGCTTCAATTTTGGCAGTAAGGTATTCTTTAACAAGTCCAGAACGAACTATATCATCAATACCAAACTCTATTATATCAAAAGATGGCATTTTACGCAAGACGTTCATAAAATCTACAATACCATTACGATCATTAGTTTTAACTAAATCTGATTGACTTGCATCTCCAGAAAATATAATTCTAGTATTTTCACCAACTCTGGTAATAATACTATCTAATTCATGAAAATTAAGATTTTGAAACTCATCCACTATAATAATAGAATTATCTAATGTAGTTCCACGAAGGAATGATGTACTCCAAAACTTAATGGTATCCTGTGCCTTAAGATTACCATAAAGCATCTCAAAGTCTGCATCAGAAGACATTTGGAACATATACTTCACCATATTCTTATAAGGAATTTGGTAAATATCTGCCTTATCTTCATGATCACCAGGTAAAAAACCAATTTCTCTTGTAGCTACCAATGAACGAACCAAATAAATTTGTTCATATGGAGTAGTTTCACTAAGAACATCATTTATGGCATTATAAAGACTAATGAAGGTTTTACCAGTTCCAGCAGATCCATAAGCAACTAAATGCTTACCTTTTTTATAAGAATCAAATAATCTTTTTTGATTATCATTTAATGGTGTTATATCAACCAAATAATTAGATCCAAGAGGTTTTTTCCTCTTCATCTGTTTAGTTGTCAATCCAACCCCAATGGGTTGTTCACTATTAGCTCTTTTTCTTCTTGGCATGTTCTTTATTCTATATCAAAAGCAGATTGAGTGGCAGATTCATAAGATCCTTTACGTGCTAATCTTCCAGAAATACCTCCAGATTTTTCAGATTTTTTCAATACTTCACCCCATCCAGGATTTTTATTAACCAATTTATCTCTCCATTCACCAACTTCACCGGAGGATGGGCAAGTAGCTGGATCTGACCAATCTCTCTTCCAATCAGGATTATCATCAGACCACTTACTCCATTCATGAACACTCATTTTTACTTCTTTTTGTTCACCAGTTTCTTTGTGAACTACTGGATATGTTGCCATAATTATAGATTTGTGTAATTTATTTAGTTACTTGAGGAGATGAAAATTTTACTGCTAAAGTAAACCTATGTCTATCCCTAAATGATGTAGCTCTATGCAATAAACTTGCATCAAAACCTACTAGTCTATTAGATAAAGGGAGTACACCTTTTATTTCATCATCAATTAGAAATTGTGTTTCTCCACCATCATTCATTTCCCACACATGATTAGTAACATAATATAAAAAAGTTAATCCTTTATTATCACCATCTATATGAAAATATGGATTTTCAGAAGGAGCAAAACAATTTATATACATTCGATATAAATTCATACCTTGTACTATATCACAAGCATCTCTAATCTTTGATTCAAATAGATTGTAGATACTTTCATCACTCTCAATGTCATGAATCATTCCTGTGGGAGGAGTTGTTTCATAATCAGTCTCACCATAAGTATAGGAAGTTGTAAAACAATAATTAAATACAAATTCCACATCCTTTCTTTCTAAAAAATTATCAATTATAACCATTCTAAAGCCTCAGAAACAGAAGGGAACTGTTCAATAAACACTTTCCTACATGCCTCTGCGATCTCCATATGCTCTTTTTGAGTTCCGTGTGCAGATCTTAAATTAATATAATGTATCCAAGAACGACAAGAGCCAGTCATATAGATTCTGGTAGGAGTGCAGAGTGGTAATACCATTCTGGCACATTCTTTAGCCACACCCTGACTGAGCATTTGTTCATATAATGCCTTAGCAGAACTAAAAAGGGTAATCATCTGTTTCTCAAATTTTTCCACCATTTCAGGATCTAAATCATCAGTCGAATTTTGACGATTTTTTAAATCTTGCTTACGAAGTTCTGGAAGGTCAATATCACCCAATGCAGTGCTTGCAGCATATCTTTGCGAAAACTCCTGAAATGTGAAACTCCTATGTCTTAGGACTTGTGCAGCAATAGCACGAGTAGTC